TTTGCAGACATTCAATACACCAACTACTTGAAAGGTGAGCAGCAAGTAAACATGACTGTTAATCTTCATTTAGGGTTTGAAAGCTACAAAACAGAGGACACTGCAATATTAACTTTAAAGCAGCAACTACACGCGAAAGTTCACACTTTATCAGTTGGTAACTATTGGACTAAACTTTTGCGCTCATCCGAGGTTCAAAACTTTGACCACCCAAACGTGCAGGAATATATTATTTCCTATTTGGTTTCGGGTAAGGATTATAGCGTTTTAACAACACCAACAACAACCGCAACGGTCAATACTTTGAACACTAACAACGCTCCAATAATTGACAATGACGAAATAAGAACAGGCGTTTTACCCTCCGCAATTGTACTAACAACCGAAAGCGGTTATGTACTTGCATCCGAATTAGGTTATCAACTTGTAATCCAGCAATAAAATGGCAACAGAACAAAAAATATCAGAATTACCAGCAGCGGCAGCATTGGGCGGCACGGAGGTAATCGTAGTTAATCAGTCAGGCGTTACCGAACAAAGCACTATCAACGCGGTTAAAACTTATGTACTTGCAACAGGTGCAACAGGAACATTTACCACCGCTGATGTTCCCGCTAAAACCGTAACCGTTACCAATGGCCTTATCACCGCAATAGTGTAATCATGGCAAGGACAATCGCACAAATAGCGCAACAAATGTTAGACGCAAAGGCAGCCGATGCGAACCTTGCAGGACTAACATCAACCTCGCAAACTGCAATATGGCGGTTATACATTTATATTGTTGCCGCCTGTATTAATGTTTACGAGCAATTACAGGACTTGTTTCGTACTGAAATGGAGGCAACCGTTGCACTTTCTGCGCCTTCAACCCCGCAATGGTGGAAGGATAAAGTGGAAAGATTCCAATACGATGCAACCGTTGCACAAGTGGCAGAATTAAACCTAACTACTTTCGTTATCGAGTACCCAATTATTAACACTTCGTACCAAATAATTTCACGTTGCAGTATAACCACCGCACCAAGCAGAACCGTTAATGTAAAGGTTGCCACAGGAACACCGCCAGCGGCATTGGGCGTAAGCGAGGTTTCGGCATTGGAAGATTACATTTCTGCATGGGTTCCTGCTGGTATAGCTTTTTCGGTTATTTCAGAAACGAGCGACAAAATGGAAGTTGCAGCAGAAATTTACTACAACGGACAATACACGCCAGTTATTCAAACCAATGTCGAAACGGCATTAGAGAATTACATGGCAAATCTTCCGTTTGATGGTACGATTTCAACACAGGGCGTAATAGATGCTATTCAAAGCGCGGAGGGTGTAACAGGGCTAAAATTAGAGCGTATTTTGGTTAGAAGAAACTCATTGTCTTACGGCACAGGAACAACGCTTTATAACCTTGCAACATCTGTTGATGGGGTAACAGCTAATACTTACGCGGGCTATGTTGTTGAAGAAACGACTGCAACCCATACATTTGCAGACACCTTAACCTACGTTGTTGTGTAATGGCAATATTTGATTTCAATACAGACCTGTTTGCTGCAAACATGATGCCGCCACTAAAAAGGATTGGCCGATATTTGGCATGGGCAAAAGTGTTGTTAAAGCCCCTGCAATTCATTCGTGATGCCTTATTTGGCACTTATCGAGATGGAAACGCTGCTGCTAATTGGAGTAATGCAACTAACTATGCAGTAGGCGACCAAGTAAAGTACATCGATAAAGCAATTTATCAATGCTGGGTTGCATCAACAGCAGGAATACTGCCAACCAATACAGATTATTGGGTAAAGGTTCAAGATAAATTTGTGGGCATTGTGCCGCGTTCAAAATACAATTCTCAAACGCTGCTTTTAGAATGGGTATTGAACGAGTGGTTCGGTACAACATTTGTAAATTCTGTTGGTAGTAGCGATATTTATATTTCCAGCGTATCAAACACTAATCAGGATTTTATTGTTGGCGTAACAGAATCACAAAGCAGTAGCGCGGTGTATCAAAATGGGGATGCAGATTCTTTCGTACAAGCGCAAAATCCATCATTTTCAGGACAATTAAATTTCAGAATATTTATTCCTGTTTTAGATTGGACTGCTTTAGCATTAACAAACGATGACAGGGATAATACCGTGAGGGCCATTGCAGACCTTTATGTTTTGGCTGGCATCCAATACACAATTGTACCATATTAATCAAACACAATGAAAAAACTAATCACATCATTCATCAACGCTGGAGCAGCGCAACCGATTAAACAAGGAACGCTTGACCATTTGCAACAAGCGCATGAGGAAACAATGAAGGCAAACTTAGATATGCTTAATCTTCGCGATGGGCAAATCAGGTCAACATCTTCTGTAGGCATGAGAATGGGAGGCTTACGAAGAAATGGTACTTTCCCAAATTATACCGTTTTGTCAGGCGCATTCTTTTTTGAAAACGAAGTTTGGCTTTGCGATGGAGGTGTTTTCTTATCTATTCCTGTCGGGCAAGTGCTTGTTTGTACTAAAACAATCACATACGTAACGGCAACCAATGCCGACCCTGTGGAGTTTTCAGATGCTTCATCTAATAATGTTCACGCAATCAGGAAAATTGTAATTTCTGCGGGTCTTAGCGGGTCGGGCGACTTTGATTTTGATGATGCCTATGATTACAATGATTGGTTTGCAATTCCTTACAGTGCAGGGTATTTAAGCGCATCAACTCCTGCGTGGACAATAGCAAGCTCAGCGGATTGGGATGTAAAATATAATGAAAACGGAAAAACGGTTACAATTGATTTTGCAGTAGTAAATGGAACACTTACAAACATTACATCAAATGTTCAATTAATTTTACCCTTTAATAATAACTTTAAAGGAACATTTTACTCAGTTGGCGAATATGCTAATGACAACAATACAGCAAAAAAAGCAGCAATGAGAATAACCGCTAACGATGGAGGGCGAACAATTCGTTTGCAGCCAATAGGAGACGCTACATTTGCAGTTATAACAGGCGGCTTCGATGTTCGCGGACAAATAACCGTAATGATGCGAGATTTTTAAAAAAACCTTTCTTTCCCTTGTCCTTGCCCGCTATAATACTCTGTTATTATTTTGCGGGCAAGTTTGGCTTCAGTGATGCCTGTTCTTTCTACCTCTTCAAAAAAATGCTTCTTTGAAGTGCCTGAAAGTTGCACCGTTACACGCGCAACAATTGCATCCTTTTTGTTGGTTTTCGCTGCCATAATAAAATATTTGTTACAAAAATAATCTATTTATGTTACAAAAAAACATGAAGCGTTTTTTTATTACAGAATTTTACAAACGTGAAAAAGCTACAATTCTCAAACGTTTCATCAGGTGTCGCCACAATGCTAATTTACAAGCATCTTGGCAATGATGATGATATGGGTTACGGTGTTGATGGAAATCAATTCGCTAATGAGTTATTGTGGTTAAATGAGCAATATGCAAACGAGGTACAAACTATTAATGTTCGCATTAATTCAGTTGGTGGTAGCGTTGCTGATGGCCTTTCTATTTGCAGCGCAATACTTAATTCAAAAATTCCTGTTGACACTTACATAGATGGAATGGCCTACTCAATGGCGGGTGTTGTTGCAATGTGTGGAAGAAAAAAGTACATGGCCGATTTCGGTACTTTCATGATGCACAATGTAGGCGGTGGCGACAATGAGAAAGTTATTGATTTGCTTACCAACTCGCTTGCAATAATCTTTGAAAGAACAACGGCATTAACTATTGATAAATGTCGAGAATTGATGAATAAAGAAACATGGATGAGCGCGGAAGAGTGCTTTTCGATGGGGCTAATTGATTCAATCACAAAAACGACTGCCAACAAAAAAGAAATGCAGAATAAGTTATTGCAACTTCACGCATTTTATAAAAATAGTTTATCAACTACAATCAAAACAAACATGAATAAATTAACCAACTTTCTGAAACTCACAAACGAGGCATCAGAAGAAGCTATTTTGGCATCAGTTGAAGCGTTGAAATCAACTGCTGATGCTAATGCTGAATTAGTGAACACGCTAAAAGAAGAAAACAAAAAATTGCAGGACGAATTGGCCGCCTTTAAACAAAAGGAACAAGACGTCGAAAAAACTGCCAAAGAAGAGGTTTTAACCAATGCCGTGAAAGAGGGTAAATTACCTGAAGCACAAAAAGCCGAATGGTTAAACAAGCCGCTTAATTCAAATGAATTAAAAGCCCTTTTTGCAGGAATTAAACCAGCCCATGTAAACATTGGCGAAGGTTTGGAAGATGAAAAAGCCGACCCACGCGCTGATTGGACTTGGTCTGATTGGGAGAAAAAAGATTCTAAGGGATTGGCCGAAATCATGAACACTAATCCTGTGAAATTTGAGGCATTGAAAAAAACAATCGGACAAACAAAGTAACATGGAAGCGTATTTTGAAATGTACCCCGAAGAAAATTCATTCTTTGTCTTTGAAGATGGAAATGTATTTTTTGCAAAGGACAAAAACCTTGCGGAAAAACACGCAAGGGAAACAAAATCAACATACGCCATTGTTGAAAGAAATCCGAAAATAGTAGCAGAAACAGAAACAAAAACAACAACCAAAAAAACCAAATAAAATGCCAGTAAATGCACCATTTGGAACAGCGGGAACGCTGACCATAGCAGCCACAGGAACAACCGCTGCAACAATATCAAATCAGGAAACCTATGTTTCTACATTGACAACCTTAACAGGCAATGCAACGCTTGATTTAACCATATCAAGTGAATTAAAAGCGGGTGCATTATTGCATCTGAAAGTAAAAACAACCGCAACCGAAACCTTTACATTTGGAACACACATTGATGGCCCGACTGTTACAGGTGTATCTGGTAAAACATGGTGTCAATCCTTTTGGTTTGATGGAACAACATTTTTGCCTTGCGGTGCAAAAATTCAAATCGACTAATTAACCCAAACATTAACCAAACAACACAAACACAATGGCACTATTAAAAGAGATTTGGGTTTCTGATATTCAGAATGCACTA